CCTACCCTTAAGACTTGGAAAACCACAGACTGGTTCAAAGAATACTGTTTGCAATTACAGGCTGAAGACATTCAGCTTATGGATTCCAACTTAAAGCGGGTTATTAACAAAGCTCTTAAGGCTACAGAAGAGCGTCTAGATACAGGAGATGCTCAGTTTGACCAAAAAACTGGAGAGATTATTCGTATTCCAGTTAAAGCTCACGTAGCTTTAAAGATTACAACAGACCTAATGACTAAACAACAAAAGCTTCTAGACAACCCAATTAAAGAAGAAGTTGAAAGAACTATTGACGATAGACTACTTAAGTTATCAGAAGAGTTTGCTAGATTTGCTAATGCTAAATACAACACTATTGAAGCTGAAGTCGTAGAGATCAAGTAATGTCTAAACTTAATGCAGACGTTATGGAAGGATTTGTCAATTCAGTCCTTCGTAAAAACTTTGATAGACCTGCTGCTACCCCAGAATTTCACAAAGAAATTTGGGACCTTGTTACTAGTAACAGCAAGCAGGTAGCCATAGCTGCTCCTCGTTACCACGCCAAATCTACAGCAGTAACCCATGCTTATACGTTAGCTTCAGTATTATTTAGGGAGTCTAGATATGTACTTATTGTTTCAGATACAGTGTCTCAAGCCATCCAGTTTCTTGGGGACATTAAAAAAGAACTTCTTGATAACGAGGATTTGCGATCCCTGTTTTCAATTAAAAACGGACCATTTCCTAAAGATACAGAAGACGACTTAATTGTTGAGATGGATGATGGGTACACATTCCGTATTCAAGCAAAAGGTTCTGAACAAAAACTTCGTGGTTTGAAATGGGCTAACTTACGTCCCGATTTAATTATTGGTGACGATATGGAAAATGACGAGATTGTAATGAACAAAGACAGGCGTATGAAGTTCAAACGCTGGTTCTATGGTGCTCTTATTCCTTGCGTATCATCTTCAGGAAAGATACGTATTGTAGGAACTATCTTACACTTAGACAGTTTATTAGAGAACTTAATGCCTAATTCTCAATTAACTACCCATAGAGGAGTTAAAGACTTAGTACGAGAAGACCTTAAAGAATATTCTAGAAACATACTACCTTGGAAGTCTGTTAAATATCGTGCTCATACAGACGACTTTGAAACTTTGCTATGGCCTGAAATGAAAACTGCTGAGCAATTTAAAATGCTCAAAGATGACTATGTGCGCCAGGGTTTAGCAGACATCTATTCTCAAGAGATGCTTAACATTCCATTGGATATTAGCGACACTTTTTTCAAAAGAACTGACTTTGTGGCTATGAAGCCTGAAGAACAAAAGAAAAACTTAGTCTATTATGCTACCTGTGACCTAGCTGTATCCCAATCCCAAAGAGCTGACTACTCTGCTTTTGTAGTTGGTGGCATGGATGAAGACGGAAAACTGTACTGTAAACACGTAATTAAAGAACGTATGGACGCTTTAGAGATTGTAGATACAATCTTAATGATCCAAAAGATTTATAAGCCCGTACTCTTTGGACTTGAACAAGGTACTATTCAGAAAGCTATTGGTCCCTATCTTAACGAAGAGATGCTTAAGCGGGGTGAGTTTATCAACACAGTGTTGTTAAAACCAAGCGGTGACAAACTTACCCGTGCTAGGAGTATCCAAGCTCGTATGAGAAGTGGGGCTTGTCGATTTGACAAAGAAGCTGATTGGTATCAAAACTTTGAGGACGAACTACTTAGATTTCCTAGGGATAAGCATGATGACCAAGTAGATGCTTGGGCTTATTTGGGCTTAATGCTTGATAGGATGTGGGAAGCTCCAACTGAAAAAGAGTTTGAAGAAGAAGAGTACGAGGCTTATATTCGTGAGAGTAATGTAGTAAACTCTGGTCGATCTGCTATTTGTGGGTACTAAAGATATGAACCTAAAAGAAAAGTTTAACATTGATGACCTCGTATATGAGGCCAATATTGCAACGCTTCTGTGCAAAGAAGACCTAACAACTATTGGAGTTCAGATTGTCAGAGACTTTGACAATGATCTTTTATCCCGAATGAGCTGGGAAAAACGTACTGAAACCTCTCTCAAACTAGCTCTTCAAGTTGCTGAAACTAAAAACTTTCCTTGGGCTAATGCCAGTAATGTTAAGTTTCCCCTTATTACTATTGCTGCACTGCAATACCATGCTCGTAGTTACCCTGTTTTAGTAGACAGTGATTTGCCTGTTAAGTGCCGTGTTGTAGGTGATGACAAAGACGGGCTACGTGGTCTTCGTGCTACTCGTGTTGAAGAACACATGAGCTACCAAATCCTAGAAGAAGATGAGGATTGGGAAAGCGAAATGGATAAGGTTCTTATTACTCAACCTATTATTGGTTGTGCGTTTAAGAAAACTTATTATGATCCAGTTAAGAAACATAATATTTCTGAGAATGTGTTAGCCAAAGACTTGGTGGTTAACTACTGGACTAAGAGTCTAGAAACTGCTCCACGAGTTACCCATGTTCTTCAAATGTCTACCAATGAAATTTATGAGCGAGTAGCTCGTAAGTTATGGATAGATGTATCTGAAGGTCGTAGACAACAACAAGCAACTGTTTCAATAAGCGACAACTTACAATCTGCTCAAGATAATGCTCAAGGTTTAATGCCCCCAGAGCCTAATGATTCAAGCACTCCTGTTGAAATGCTTGAACAACATTGTCACATTGATTTTGATGATGATGGTTATGCTGAACCTTACATTGTTTATGTGCGTAGAGACAACAAACAAGTTGCTCGTATTGTTGCTAGATACAGCCAGTCTGACATAGAACGTAATGATGAAGATGTAATTCTTAGCATTAAAGCTGAGCAATATTTTACTAAGTATCCCTTTGTACCCTCACCTGATGGTGGTTTTTACGACTTAGGTTTTGGTGTTCTTCTCGGTCCTTTGAATGAGTCAATTAACACAATCATCAACCAGCTCGTTGACGCTGGCACTATGGCTAATACTGCTGGTGGATTTCTTAGCCGTGGTATCAAGTTACGTGGTGGCAACTACTCCTTCAATCCTATGGAGTGGAAGCATGTAGACACAACAGGCGATGATCTACGTAAAGGCATTGTTCCACTGCCAGTACGTGAGCCATCAAATGTTATGTTTACATTGTTAAATTTATTAATTAACTATGGTGAACGTATTGGTGGTTCTGTAGATATTTTGTCAGGTCAAAATCCTGGACAAAACACTCCTGCTGAAACTACACGCACAATGGCTGAGCAAGGCATGAAGATATTTAATGGTATCTTTAAACGTACTCACCGCAGTCTTAAACAAGAGTTCCGTAAATTGTATCGTTTGAACCAGATTTTTATAACTGAAAATACACCTTACGTATCTAATGCCAAAAACATAGGGCTTATATTAGCCTCTGACTACGAAGGTCCTGTTACAGATGTGATGCCTACCTCTGATCCATCTATAACTTCTGATGTTCAACGAATGAACCAAGCTGCAGCTATTGCACAACGAGTTGCTGTAACACCTGGTTTGTATGATCGTTATGAAGCTGAGTACACTTTCTTAAGAGCAATGAAAGTTACAAACATTGACAAAATACTTCCTGATCCTAAAGGACCAAATGCTGTACCTTCACCATCTGATCCTAAGATTCAGATTGAGCAGATGCGCCAGCAAACTAAACAGGCTGAAATGGACTTAACTATGAAGATGGGTCTGCTTAAGCTAATGGGCGAAGCAGAACTAAACCAAGCACAAATCCAAAGACTTGAAGCAGAAGTAGAAGCTATCAAGATTGGCATTGTGACTGAGGGCGAAAGAATGCGTATTCAAGAAATTAATATGCAAATTGGTCTGCAACGTGAGCGTAGAGAAGGTGTTCTTAATTCTATCCAAACTATGAATACTGTCTACGACAAAATGAAGTTAGACCTAGGGAAGCAGTCTCCTGAGCAACCAGTAATGCCACAGGAGATGATGCCCCAAGTACCACCACAGTAAGGTTTTAAAAAGGAGAGAGAATGGAAGCAGTAAGCCAAGACAACTTTGATGAATGGAAATACCATCCTGTTACTAAACGTTTGATGAAAATGCTTAGTACAGATAGGGAAGCCATGAAAGAAGGTCTAGTCAACAATACGTTTGACGATGAGCAAGAAGTAAAAGGTCGCTGTAGAGCAATTGCAATTATTCTAAATTTGGAATATGAAGATTTGTTTGAAGCAACTATTAAGAGAGAACCAAATGAGTAATGAATCAGGCATTAACCCAGTAGGGTGGCGTGTACTTATCAAGCCACAAGAAGTAAGAGAAGTCTCTGAAGGAGGCATTATCCTTACTACTGAAGTAACTAAAGATCGTGAACAGATGGGTAATACCACTGGCGTTGTTGTAGCTATGGGCGACCAATGCTATGCCGATGAACCTACACCTTGGTGTGTGGTGGGCGACAAAGTTATTTTTGCTAAATATGCAGGTTTACTGTATTTAGGTAAAGATGGGTTTAAATATCGCATGATTAATGATAAAGACATTACAGGCACTCTTGATGCTGATGTTGATCTTGTTGATCCTTATTTGGCAAAGAAGTAAATTAGGAGTAAGATATGAGTGAAGAAAATGATAATGTTACTAGTAACGAAGCTGCTTCAGAAGTTCAACACGAGGCTGAATCTCAAGGTTGGGTTCCTAAAGAAAGATTTCGTGGTAACGAAGCTGATTGGGTAGATGCTGATGTTTTTGTAAAACGTGGTCGAGAGATTCTTCCTATTCTGCGTAAGAATAATGAGAACCTTGTTAAAGACCTTAACGCTACAAAAGAACAACTTAAAGAGTTTAGACAAGCAGCAGAAGAGTTTAAACAGTTTCAACGTGAAACTTATGAACGTAAAGTTAATGAGTACGAAATACGTATTCAAGAGATTAAAGAAAGCCGTGCTCAAGCTATAAGCGATGGGGATGGTCAGAAAGTCAATGCCCTAGATGATGCATTAGACCTTGCAAAAGAAGAATACAAAGAGGCTAAACAAGCCGTTAAAGATGCAGATGTTGTTAAAACACCTGAGCCAGCACCAGTTGAAATTGAACCAGGCTTACAAGCATGGTTAGATCGCAACACTTGGTTTGGCGAAGACAAACGAATGACTGCTGTAGTTAATGGTATTGGTGAAAGTCTTCGAGTAGAGTTTCCTATGCTTAAGGGACAGCCATTTCTAGATAAGCTTGACGAAGTGTTAGCAGAAGAATTCCCAAATAAGTTTGGTAAAAAACAGAATTTACGTAGTCGGGTTGAATCTGGATCAGGTAGGCAGAGTCGTGGTAGTACCAACACTCAGTCTTATGACAATCTCCCTTCTGAAGCTAAAGCTGCATGTGATCGGTTTGTTAAGCAAAAGCTTATGACCCGTGAACAATATGTTGCAGACTTTGACTGGAACTGATTTTTAACTTACATTAAAGGAAATTAATATGCCCCGCGCACTAAACGAGTTTGAAAAACGTGATCGTCTTCTAGAAAAAATAGCAGATAAACAAGCAGTAGCTAATACTCCTAAACCTGCTGAAGATGGTACAACTCGAAAACGTAGAAATGTTTTTAATGGAACAGAAGCTAAGATAGGTGTTCGAACACAGATAGAAGGTTATCACCTCCATGTTTTTACAGATACTGGAGGACGAATTAAAGAGGCTGTGGATAGCGGCTATGAATTCGTAAGACCCGATGAAGTGGGAGGCGTGAGTGAAAATGTGGTCAGCCGTAATGGTGATCTTGGAGAAAGAATTAGATATCTTGTAAATCCTCGTGCAGAAGGCACAGAGCAATATGGATATTTAATGAAGATTCGGCAAGAATGGTACGAGGAAGATCAAGCTGAGCTTCAGACTAAAAATAATCGCATTGACGCTGCTATTCGCAAGGGTAAGATTACTGGAGATGATCCATCTTTCTATACTCCTCGTGATGGTATTAAACTTAACTAATGTTTTATTAAGGAGTCTTAAATGGCTAACGTAAACAAACCCAACGGGTTCAGTCCTGTTGGTAACTTGCTAGGTGGCAAGTGGAATGAGCAGGGTCGTGTATACGCTATCCCTACCTCTGACACTACCAATAGCTATGCAATCGGTGATTGTGTAATGTCTGCTTCTGGTTCGGATGCTACTGGTATTCGTAACATCCAGAAGTGGGGCGGTGCTACAACTACCTCTGCTTTGCCTTTGGGCATTATTGTGGGTATTCGTGTTGCTGATCCTGGCGTAAGCTTGGTTGGTACTAACTTAAACCTAACACAGACATTTATCTCTGCTGGTACTCGTACCGACACTCGTTATGTGTTTGTTGTGGATGATCCTTTCGTCTTGTTTGAAGCTCAGTTTGGTTCTACGGGTGCAACCGCAGCTCAACTGTCTATGAATGCTGCCGTAACCATCTCCGCTGCTAATCAAACCTCTTTGTCTACAAGTTCACCGTTCTCTGATATGGTCCTTTCAGGTCCTGCAGTTACGGCTACTTTGCCAATTCGTTTGCTTGGTGCTGTTCAACGTATTGATAACGAAGCGACTACTGCTGCTAGTCCTTATATTCGTGTGTTGTGCAAATTTAACTATCATGAGTACGGTACTATCGCCTCTGCCTCTGGCTCAGTCGTTAACTACCTTGCAGTTTAATTAAGGAGAATAAATTATGGCTGGTATAATTACTACCGCATCCCACCCCAAGGCTCTATGGCCTGGCGTTAAAGCTTGGTGGGGACAAGTCTACAATGAGCATCCAGAAGAGTATGTTGATCTGTTTGACAAAGATACTTCTACTCAGAACTACGAAGAAGACGTTCAACTGTCTGGTTTCGGTCTAGTTCCTGTGAAGTCTGAAGGTCAAGGCACTGCATACGACTCTGAAATCCAAGGCTTTACCACACGCTACACACACGTTGCTTACGCAATGGGTTATATCGTGACTAAAGAAGAGTTGGATGACAACTTGTACGAGCAAATCTCTAAGAAACGTGCTTCAGCTTTGGCAATGTCTTTCCGTCAAACGAAAGAAAACATTGCTGCTAACGTGTACAACCGTGCTTTTAACAGCACGTATAAAGGTGGTGATGGAGTTGCTTTATGCTCTGTTAGTCACCCTAATACTAATGGTGGAACGTTCGCTAACAAACCTACAGTTGACGTTGATTTGTCAGAAGCTGCTTTGGAAGATGCAGTAATCGCAATCATGGGTCTGCAAAATGATCGTGGTTTGCTGGTTGCTATTCAACCTAACAGCTTGCACATTGCTCGTCAAGAAGTGTTTAATGCTCAACGTATTCTTCACTCTCAATACCAAACAGGTAATGCCAACAATGACATTAACGTCATTGCAACTGGTCACTACTTGCCTGGTGGTTTTAAAGTGAATCACTACTTTACAAGCCCACACGCTTGGTTTATCCGTAATACCATCCCTGGTGGTACTGGTTTAAAGTACTATGAGCGTCACGCTGTCACGTTTGATCAGGACAATGACTTCGACACTATGAACGTTAAAGCCAAAGGCTACGAGCGTTATAGTTTTGGTTGGTCTGATCCCCGTGCCATCTTTGGCTCTAATGGTCCGTAATTGTTATTAGTAACAAGCCCTCTCTCAAAAGGAGGGGGTTCTTTTTTTAATCAAAGGAATTTAAAATGAGCTACGAACGTGAAAAAGAAAAAGGTAAGCGTCCTAATGTTACTGTCCAATCTAAAATGGGCAAAAGTGGCATGGCTGGTGGAATGCACAAGATGCCTGGCGGAAAAATGATGAAAGATTCTGCTATGAAGAAAACGGCTGCAAAAAAGACTATGCCTAAAAAGAAAATGTAAAGTAGAATGCAAGCAGCACAATGTTGTGCTAACCTTAATGATGACGCTACCTAACAGGTAGTGTTGTTTATGTAACACTTATGTCAATCAAGGAGTTTTAAAATGGCTTTACCTCAATCCCCTGCTTCCAACTACCCAGGTGGTTTTAATAATGTAACCATCCGTGGTGTTCCAATCACCCAATCCCATCCTGGGCAAGTGTATTGGGTATCAAACGCTACCCCAACTTTGCCTGGACAAGTTGGTGGTTCTAATGGCAATCCAGGTACTTTTAATGCTCCCTTTGGTACTCTTGCGTTTGCCGTTACTAGTTGTACTGCTAATCGTGGAGACATTATTTTTATTAAACCAGGTCACGCTGAAACTATTTCTACCGCAACTGCTTTAGCTTTTGACATTGCTGGTATAGCAATTGTTGGTTTAGGTACTGGTACTAAGCGTCCTACGTTTACTCTTGATACAGCAGCTACAACTACTATTGCTGTTTCTGCTGATAACATATCAATCTCTAATTGTCGTTTTATTGGTAATTTTTTAGGCATCACTTCTGCTTTTACAGTAGCTGCTGCTGCATACTTCACCATTGACAATTGTTCGTTTACTGATACAAGTGCCATTCTTGGTTTCTTGTCAGCAGTTAAAACTACTGTATCTACTAATTCTGACTTTTTGCAAGTATCTAATTGCTTTATTAAATCTGATGCTACAACCAAGTCTGTTGCTCCTATTGTTGTGCTCAACACAATGACTGGTCTAACATTAACTGATAACGTTGTAATTCAAACTGTTGCTCAGAACAACGTGTCTCAATTCTTGAGTCATGCAGCACTAGTAATGACTGCTGCTTTGATTACAGGTAACAAGGTGTATAGCGTTAATACTGATAGTGCTACTGGTGCTTTCTTGGTTACTACTTCTGCCACTACTGGCTCAGGTATTATTCAAAACAACGTAGTTCGTGGTCTAGATGTTGCTGCTGCTTTGATGATTACCGCTGCTGCCGTTCAGTATGGGTTGTTTAACAACTTGTACATTGGAGATGTAGGCTTCTCTGGCTTTGTACTTCCTGCTATTGGTACTGATTAATTTGTGCAATAGTTTTACTAGGAGGGGAGTAATCTTCTCCTAGTATTTTTAATGGGTACAACCTTTACAAAGTAGGAGTTTAATATGGCTGATATGTTTCTTAAGAGTGGCGAACAACCTCGCTACTTTGCTTTTAGTGGTGTGAACTCCACAACTACTAATCAAGCATCCTCACCTATCTACAAAGAAAGTCCCTATGGCACTTTCCAAGCTATTGTTACTGGCACAGGTACTGTGACTGCAACTATTGCTGTCCAAGTGTCTAATGAAGCTAATACCTTTAATGGTATTAAAGCTAATTGGATTACTATGGGTACTATTACATTGACTGGTACAACTACTGCTACAGATGGTTTTACTACTATATGTCCTTGGCGATATGTACGAGCCAATGTAACTAACGTTACTGGTACTGGTGCTACTGCTGAAATAATTATGGGTGTGTAACTATGTCTGTAACTACTACAAACTTTTACGGAGCTTATGACAATCCTGGAAGTGTAGACATTACTTTGTATGGCGTAGCCACAGACTTGTATGGTGTTACCACAAATCCAATCGTACCTGTAGAAGAAAAGTTGTTAATAGAAACAGGTGACGCATTGTTGCAAGAAAACAACGGTTATATTCTGTTGTAATTTAGGACATTTATGGCTTCAACTGTATTTACAACTGGAACCCTTATTGAGTCTCCTTGGCTCAATGATGTTAATACATATGTGTATGCTCCACAGCAAGTGTTTGAAACCACTGCTACATCTGGACAAACAGTTTTTAACCTTCCCTTTTCATATGCAGTTGGCACTAAAAGATTAATTGTTTACATCAACGGAGTTAAACAATCTTTTACGTCTAGTTACACAGAAACTAACCCCACAACTGTTACTTTTACAGCGGCTGTTCCTGTTACAGCTAAAGTAGAATTTGCTTATTAAGTAAGGAATTAAGACATGGCTAATACAAAAATTTCTGCACTAACCGCCGCAACCACGCCCGTTGCGGGAACGGAAGTATTGCCGATTGTTCAAAGTAGCACCACAGTAAAGCTGGCTATTTCAAGTTTAAGCCCTGGACTTGGCCCACTTTCAACTAACACAGTTGATGGCACAAATTTAGTGGGCTTTATGAATATTCCTTTTAACAGCCAAAGTGCAGCATATACAACAGTCTTGGCAGACTCTGGAAAAGTAATTTTTCACCCATCAACTGATGCTAATGCAAGGACATTCACAATCCCTGCAAACAGTTCTGTAGCTTACCCAATTGGAACGGCAATCACATTTATTAACATGACCAGCCAAGTGGTAACGATTGCCATCACGACAGACACAATGTATTTGAGTGATGCGGGTACTACTGGCTCACGAAGCCTTGCTCAGTATGGTTCAGCAACTGCAATTAAGATGACATCAACAACTTGGTTGATTTCAGGGAGTGGCTTAACATGAGTGGCGCACTACAAGCTGTCTTTCAAAACCAGAGGTCTTTTGGTGCTGCACCAGACGCACAATTTAACTACGTCACTATGCTCTTGCATGGTGATGGGACTAATGGCGCACAGAACAATACGTTCTTAGACAGCAGTACAAACAACTTCACGATTACCCGCAACGGCAATACCACCCAAGGTTCTTTCTCGCCTTATGGGTCTAATTGGTCTAATTACTTTAATGGGTCAACTAATACTTTAGACGTACCAACATCTGCAAATAATTCTGTAGGAACTGGCTCATTTTGTTTTGAAGCATTTATTTACATGGAAAATGCATCTGCACAACAATTCCTAGTTGCAAATGCTTCATCAGGTGGTTTGTGGATTGGTTTTAATATTGATGCCGCAAATAAACTTGCTATTGGTAGAGTAGCAACTGCTATTGACAACGAAGTATCGTACACATGGACTAATGGAACTTGGTATCACATTGCCGTCAATAGAAGCGGAACAAACTTACAGTTTTTTGTAAATGGGACACAGGTTGGTTCAACTGGTTCAAACTCTGTTAATTACCCAAGTCAAGGCTACAGAATTGGTAGCGAAACAACACAAAAATATTTTAACGGTTACATATCAAATTTTAGATTAGTTCGTGCATCTGTTTACACAACTACATTTACGCCAAGCACAACACCTCTTACTGCAATTACTGACACAGCAATTTTAACTTGCCAAAGTAACAGATTTATTGATAACAGCACTAACGCATTTGCTTTAACAGCAAACGGCTCATTAAGCGTTCAACGTTTTAACCCATTTGGTGCTTCTACCGCCTACTCCACAAGCGTGATTGGTGGGTCAGGGTACTTTGATGGAACAGGGGATAGTCTAAGTATTGCTTCTGCTTCGGCATTAAATATTGGCTCCGCAGATATGACGATGGAATTTTGGATGTTGATACCATCCGCTTTTGCATCTGATTATCGTGTTGTTTTTGCAAAAGGTAACAACGCTTCTGGTGGGAATTCGTATGCTATTGAAGGTATGACAAGCGGTGCGCTCACTTTGTGGATTAATACTGATGGTGGTAGCGGGTGGAATTTATTTAGTGGGAATACCATAGGAACACCGACAGTTGGCGCATGGAATCACGTTGTTGTGTGCCGTTCTGGAACTACTTGGTATTCGTTTATGAACGGGACTCGTGTGTTGAACACAACTGGAGCAGGGACTGTCACCGCATCTTCAACGGCGGTAACTATTGGGGATTTTAGTACGGGTGGCTTTGAATACACAGGGTACGTTAGCAATTTACGCTTGGTAAATGGTACTGCGGTTTACGCCAATGCCACCACCTGCACAGTCCCAACAACTCCATTGACAGCAGTTACTAACACGGCGCTATTAACTTGCCAAAGTAATCGTTTTTTAGATAACAGCACAAACAACTTCACCATCACCACAACAGGTTCACCAAGCGTTCAACGCTTCAACCCATTTGGTGCTTCTACCGCCTACTCACCTGCGTGATTGGTGGTTCAGCGTATTTTGATGGTAGCAATGATTGGTTAAAATTTCCATCAGGTGCATTAGGGTTTGGCACAGGTAACTTTACTATTGAGATGTGGGTTAATCCTAGCGCAAACCAAGCAAGTTATGCTCAATTGTTAAACAAAGGGGCAACTGAAATTTTTAATCTTGGTTTTTATCCATCTACTACACAATTAAATTTTTACGATGGTAGTTCATTAGGTTTTTTTATTAGCGCATCTAGTTCTATTCCTATTGGTGCTTGGACTCATGTTGCTTTGGTAAGAAATAGTGGCACTTTAACTTTATATCAAAATGGTGTTTCTGCTGGGTCAGCCACATATACAGCAAACATTACTGATGATTACGGACATATTGGATGTAATGTTAATGAAACTACATATTTCTTTAATGGTTATCTTTCCAATTACCGAATAACAAACTCTGCCGTTTATACAAGTACATTTACGCCCCCAACTGCGCCAGTAACTGCAATCAGTGGAACTTCTTTGCTTCTTAACTACACCAATGGCGCAATCTTTGACAACGCCATGATGAACGACTTAGAAACTGTGGGTAACGCACAGATTTCTACAAGTGTTAAGAAGTATGGAACAGGGTCTATGGCATTTGATGGGACAGGGGATTATTTAACGTCTAACGCACCAACAAATAACTATGCTTTTGGAACTGGCGATTTTACAATTGAAGGTTGGTTTTATTTAAATACAACCGCTTCATCACAAAATTTTTTAGATTTTCGCAGTAGCCCGTCTGATGTTGCTGGGGCACTTTATTTTGATACAACAAATGTTAATTGGTATGTGTCGGGCGCAAATAGAATTACTGGTGGCACATTGTCAACAAGCACTTGGTATCACATTGCCGTATGCAGAAGTGGAACTAGCACAAAATTGTTTATAAGTGGCACACAAGTTGGCTCAACTTACACAGACACAAACAATTACATTTGTCCATCAGGCCGACCCTATTTGGGCGCATTAGGTGATGGAACTGGAACTTTATATTTCAATGGTTATATGGATGACATACGCATCACCAAAGGCTATGCCCGATACACAGCAAACTTCACACCGCCAACTGCGGCATTACCAGATACAGGCCCATATTAAGGAAACATCATGTTTATTGCACAAGTAGAAAACGAACAAGTCATTAAGGTAGTTGACTACAGAGATGTGTTTGGTAGATCAATTCCAACTGATGAACAATTGGTTGAAAAAAGCTATGTCAAAGTTAACTTGTTCAGAGAGCATGACCGCCTAACCCAAAAGCTAATTACTGCAACGCCAGTATTAGAAGGCGGGTGGGTCTACACTGTGGCTGTGGCTGAGATGAGTGCCGAGGAAATCCAAGCAGCCAAGGACTCTGCAATGGCACAACTAAGAGCCACACGCAATGCTTTATTGCTTGCTTGTGATTGGACTCAGATTGCTGATTGCTCAATCCCTAAGAAGACTGAGTGGGCAACATATCGTCAAACATTGCGTGATCTTCCAAGCACAGTCACAGGCGACTCAAGAACATTTGCTGATTGGCCTCATAACCCTGATTGGGTTGAGCCTTTTGGTACAGCACAATAAGGAGCAATCATGGCACTTACAAAAATTTCTTATTCAATGATCACTGGTGCGCCAGTCAATGTACTGGACTTTGGTGCTGATCCTACTGGTGTAGCAGACAGTAGAACAGCAATCCAAGCAGCTATTGATTCTGGTGCAGTTGAAATTATTATTCCTTCTGGTACATACCGATTAAATTCTGGTTTGACAATTAGTAAGAATAATGCTGTTAAAAAGATTAGCGGCTTTGATATGTCTACAACTTTAAAGTTGTACACGGCTACTACTGCGTCTATTTTTAACATTCAATATGTTTCACCCCCACCTGAGACAAAACAGTTTTTTACCATTGAGAACTTGATTCTTGATTCTAACGGCACAAAAGCTGACGCCTTTTTAACCTACGGCATTCTCTCTACGGGTACGTCTTATGCTCAATTTAACAACATCCGTGCGACTAATTTCAGTGGTAGTGGTTGTGAAATAAAGGGTTGTGTTTATATTGGTCTAGACAACTATACGGCTGGTGAGTGTAACTATGGTTTAAGTTTTGAACTAAACACAGGTGTTGCCTGCACATCAGTCGTGGTCAATCGTGCGTACATTTCTGGATGCTTGCGTGGTATCACGCAAACCAATGCAAACAACATGACGTACATTGACTGCGTTATTGAGTACAGCGGCAGTAGCACGACAACCAATGGTG